AGAACGTGCGCATAACGGAACTTGAAATTACAACGGTTGGCCTTACATTAGCAGGCAGATACAGGTATGAAGTATACGGACAAAATTCTGCAAGCAATACTGACCCGACAAGCGGTCTTGTTATTGGTTTGTGTCAGCGTGGATATGCTGTATTAAATCAGAATACAACGTGGTTTGATGTGCCTGTAGTAACCATACCAAATGACATCATCTATGAGCCTTAACGAATCGAATATAGTATCACTGAAGCTTAGCGAGTATGTTGCTAAGAGCGATGCGGAAAAAGTAGACCGCAAAGGTTGGGTTAACTACGGAGACCAAAACGACTTTCCACAATACCTGCGCGACCTTGCGCATGAATCACCCGTGCATGGTAGCTTAGTTGTTGCCATTGGTGACATGATAGCCGGGAAGGGTATTCAGTCGGAGCAATACCAAGCAGAACTTGACGCACTTAAAATTGATAGCCTAACCTATGCATGTGCGCATGACTTGAAGTTGTTTGGTGGCTTTTACATTGAAGTTATTTGGAGCAACGACCGCACAGTGATATCAAAGCTAAACGCGATACCATTCGAAGAGTGCCGCATTGCAGTGAATCAGGATGATGACAGCGAAATAGGAATCTTCCACAGCTACGATTGGAGCAACACACGAAAGAAACGCAACACGCCTGAGTTCATTCCCAAGTATAACTACCTAACACGTGAAGCAGAGCCACGACAAATATATTGGTGCTTCACTTACACAGGTTCGGATGTGTACCCACGCCCTGACTACTGGAGTGCTATTAACTACATCGAGTTAGATAAGCAGATTTCAATCTTTCATATCAACCAAATTTCAAACGGTCTTTTCCCATCGACCATTATTAACTTCTACAATGGGCAGGCAACGCCAGAGCAGAAGCAGCAGATGATGATGGATTGGGAGAACAAGATGTCGGGCGCACGCAATGCAGGTAAGGTTGTGATGTTCTTTAATGAGCGTGACCAACCAAAGACCGAGGTTACACCATTCCCTGTAAACGATGCGGACAAGCAGTATCAATTGATGAATGATACGGCAACGCAGAAGATTATTACTGCGCATCGTGTTACTACGCCACTTCTATTTGGTATTCGCGAGAACACAGGTTTTGGTTCAAACAAAGATGAGATGGCAACGGGCTTGGAGATATTCAACAACCAGGTGATTGAGCCGTATCAGGCAAAAATTAACTATAGCTTGGAAGAGTTGTTGAGCAATCAAATGCCAGGTGTGACCTTTGAGATTATACCAAACACACCACTTGCAGTTGAGCAGGCAGAAGCTATCGTGGATGCAACAGGTGGAGCGACAGCGGATGTAGCTGCAACAGCCTTGAATGGTGCGCAGATTAGTTCACTCGTTGACATCGTAATGCAAAGTGCTGCAGGTGCTGTGCCTGTGTCAAGTGCAAAGGCTATTGTACAAGCAGGTTTTCCAACTCTTACTGCCGAACAGGTTAACGCAATCTTTGCTGATGTGGTTAGCGGTTCGCTGCAACCACAGGAAGTCATCATGAATGACGAAAAAAAAAAAGATGATAGCACAGTAGGCGATGCGCTAATAGCATTAGGCGAAGACTGGAAAGAAGAATGGTTGCTCATTGATGCCTACAACGCAGATGAAGAAATCGAACACGAATTTGCGGTGCGCACAGGAGCGGCAAGACCTGCGGCAAAGAGCGAACAGGATGCTGTTATCGATGGCAAATACTTTATTACACGCTATGTGTACGCAGGTAGTTTTACCCATGATAATATGCGCCCATTCTGCAAAAAGATGGTGGAAGCAGGTAAGCTTTACCGCAAAGAAGACATCGTGTCGATGGAAAATGTAGCGGTTAATCCAGGATGGGGACCAGAGGGTGCGGACACCTACGACATTTGGTTTTACAAAGGCGGTGGTAACTGCCGACATTTTTGGGAGAAGCGTGTGTATGTAGATGCGAAAGGCGCAAAGATTAATCCTAACGACCCTGACGCAAAAAGAATAGCTGTTGCGCTTGCTGAACGTATGGGCTATAAAGTGCGAAACAATTCACTTGTTGCAAAGCTTCCTGAGGACATGCCTTATAACGGCTTTCTACCAACCAATCCTATTTACGGCAATCAATAATTACAACTATGGCAGAGGTACTTTTAATAAGCGAAAACTACATAAAGAAATACACTACGATTAATGGTAGTGTTGACCCTAACTTGCTATATCCTTCAGTCTATTTGGCGCAGGATAAATGGCTGCTTCCCTTTTTGGGAACTAATCTGCTGAACAAGATTAAGGACGATGTAGCCAACAATACAATCGCAGGCAACTATCAAGTATTACTTGAGGATTACATCCAAAAGTGTTTGCTGTGGTGGGTGATGGTGGATGTAACACCTAACCTGTGCTATCGCATGGACAACGGCACGCTCGTGCAACGCCAAAGTGAAGACACTATACCTGTTTCCGATGTAGTGATGAAGGACATGATAGATCGCGCACGGCAAAACGCAGAACACTACACTACTTTGCTTGTCGATTACTTGTGCGCTAACTCAAGTTTGTTCCCTGAATACTCAACAAGCACTTGGCCTGAGCGTTCACCACGCACGGATGTGACCAATACGCTAAACTACCAATTCAGCACCGGCAACACATCAACTTCATTTCGTCCTACCTACTCTCGTAACATCATTAATCGTATACCATGAGTGATAAGAAGACACTGAAACAAGATTACACCGAGCGTTTGCGCAAGTATGAGCGTGAACTACAACTAAAACTCAGAGCCAATGGCAAACAAGAAGGAACAACCACAGGAAAAAAGTAACACGTTAAAGTCACTGCGCTACAAGCTGCAGTTGATAGATGGGCTGTGGTCAATACCACTTGCCTTTTTAGTGTTTGCGGTTTCAGGCACTGTGTCCGTTGCCTATTTTAACGATGCAATCATTAGCACCGAATACATCCAGTATATCGTGCTTGCTGCACTCGTCATGGTCTTTGCAAACTTCGTCGTTTTTTTGGGCATTAGATTCAATTTTCGGGCATTGCAACGCGAGATATACAACAAGGAAGTCAAGTATGAAATAAACACCTATCTAACGACATGGCAAAAGGTTGTCTTATACCTGCTCTTATATGCATTCTACTTTGCTGCCTACCTGTATATTCTACAAATGCTGATGACGGTTACTGCGTAAGGGCAACCGCTGCATCGTTTGTAGGCGTAAGGGAAAAGGGTGGCAACAACATGGGCTTTAATGATAAGGCTCTTCTTGTGCTTATGAAGCAACAAGGTTGGAAGCCCGGCTACGCATGGTGCAGTTTCTTTGTTATGGCTATGCTTGACGAGTGCGGCATACCACACACCATCACAGGTTGGTCACCTACCGCATACAACCGCAATGATGTCATTTTCACCGATGGTAAATTTGTTCAGGCATTCAGCGACAAGGATGCACTGGTGATGACATTAAGCTACAATTCATTTAAGGGTAAGAGATACAAGGGCATTGGTCACACGGGCATCGTGGACAAGGTGGCTAAGTATTCAGTGCGCACCATTGAGGGCAACACCAATGACCAGGGGATGCGTGATAGTCGTACACGCGATGGAGTGTATTACAAGATTCGTCCACTATCTAAAAATCTACACATAACGCGATGGAAGAAAACAAGCTAAGAAGCACTGTACTAATCGCAGCGGTTGCAGCGGTTGTGTTAATTATGATTATTGTTGGTGTTAAATCCTGCAAGGAAAAGGAAGACCCTGCTATTGAACGGCTGCAAAGCATTAACGATTCACTTTATCAAATCATTGAAACCAACAACAGCAAAACTGATAGTCTTTTTTTGAAGATAGACAGTCTTCAAATCCATCAAGACACCATCATCCAACAGCAACAAATCACCAATGAAATTTACCGCAATGAAACTTACAACATTCTTTCTGCTACTCCTGCTAATGCCAACGCTCAGTTTCGCGCAACGCTCAAAAAGTCGGACTCCCTACTCAAAGCAGGATTTTACTCCAGAACTTACAACCTACGATCTGCAACTTTTCAATCTCAACTACAATAGCATGATGTATTGGTACGGCACGGCTATGGAAATCGATAGCTTGTACCAACTTGAAAGATTAAAAACTACTTATTACGCTAAAATCACAGGCATTCAGGCGCAGAGTTATGAAACATTGGCTGAAATCTACGCTAACAAGCAGGCTATTGAAAAGGCTATTGCCACTGAGAAGGACAACGAAATAAAGGAGTTGAAAAAGAAGAATAGGCGGTTAATAATTACTAACACAGCACTCACTTTAGGTATCACAGCGGTAGCAGTTTCTACTATATATTTTGCAATACTATAATCATGGATTTTCAACCGAGGGATTTAATCACAATAATTGGTGGGGCAGTGTCACTCACTGGCTTGTACTACGCATTGAAGCGCGATGTGGTGAAAGTATCAAGTGCATTAGGCAAAGTCGAATCATATCACAAAAGAGAAGTTACTATGCTATCCGATTCCATCAAAGACACGAAGGATGAGTTCAACACGAAACTCAACACCATGAAAGAAGAACAAAACAAAGCCATTGATAAACTTGAAAAAAAGATTGATGTCATTGCTTCACAAAATTTGAGCATTAGCACCAATCTTGCGGAGTTAGCCGGGTATATCCGTGGCAATAAATAACACAACATGCAAGGTCAACATGCGGAAATCTACAAAGAGATACATGCAGGCACAGGAACAATAGCAGACCGCATTCGTGCGGCTATGGTGAAGCATGGCATCACAATGCAATACAGGTCATTTGAGCGATTGTATTATAGTTGGCGCAAGTATCATAACCTAAAGGCAGAACAGCCCGTTAAAACGCAGCCTAAAGGCAATCTATCAAAGCTATCTGCTGACCTTAATCAGTTCAATAGTCTTCTTGCAGAGTTAGCACCTGAGACAAGTAACCCACTTGACCTTCCACCATCGCAGGAAAGCGACTACAAACCATTCAAACTACCGACTAATCACAACGACATCCTGCTGTTGTCGGATATTCACGTGCCGTACCATAACATTCAGGCACTAACACTTGCGCTGAAGTATGGACTGGAGCATGAGGTGAATACGATTCTGCTCAATGGTGACATCATAGACTTCTATGCTATTAGCCGATTTGAAAAAGACCCACGCAAACGCAACTTTGGGCATGAGGTATTGATGACAAGGCAATTTCTTGCCACGCTACGCAAGCTATTCCCTAATGCCGCGATCTATTACAAGTGTGGTAATCACGATGTGCGCTACGACCACTACATCATGCGCAATGCGCCCGACCTGTTGGGCATGGATGAGTTCAACTTTGAAAGTTTGATGAAGCTTGACGAGTTAAACATCACGTTCATTCCCGACAAGCAGATAATTCATGCCGGCAACCTTACCATTTTACACGGGCATGAACTGGGCGCATCGGTATTTAGTCCTGTCAACATCGCACGTGGTTTGTTCCTGCGTGCCAAATCTGATGCATTGTGCGGTCACCATCACCAGGCGAGTGAACATAGCGAGCCGAACATCAAAGGAAAGCTTACAACTTGTTGGAGCGTGGCATGCCTGTGCGAATTGCATCCTGACTACATGCCCATCAACAAGCATCACCACGGGTTTGCACATGTGCGTGTGATGGACACGGGCGAGTTTGAAGTGAGCAACTACCGCATTGTGAACGGGAAGATTAGATAACAAAAAGCCTCCACGTTAGGAGGCTCGTTGTATCAATCAATAACGAAAAACAATGATGCGTATTATCACATAACCGTTGCAAATATAGAACTATTCATCAAG